ATAGTTTCCGATGTCTGCGCCAATATCCATTTTAGGAGCTTTTACTTTTGGTGCTGATCCCATAATTATTGTAGTTTTGAATAGAATTTTTTCATATTTAGCAAGCGAGTGCGGATTGATCCTTTGAAATCTCTCCGAAAGGAAATGTAATCATAGTCATTTCTAAAAACCCCAAGTCCACTAGCCATGTTTCCACAGCACATAGTAACGTAAAGTGTATCTGCTTCTTCAAATGACACAGCTTTTTCAGGATCATTACTATTGGAGTGAAAGCATAAGGCAAAAACTTTAGGATTACAGACAACAATCCCATGACACAAGTGCCAACCGATAAGGCTTTGGATGTCGATGTCATTTGATTTATAAAGTTCAAGAGCGGTTTCTAAGTGTGGGTTCATCCAATAATGGAAATGCTATTATGCAGATTGCTTACTGGGTCGTTGTTGCTTGTATCAATAGTCAATATCCTACAACTTTGAGCGTTGTTTGGAGACCCAGATAGCACCTTGTTTCCAGAAGTGTTTACAAAAGATGCCGCTGTAGCGCAGGTTCCAAGGATGGAATAGTTAGCACTAGGCATAGCAATTAAGAAATTAGCCACGTAGTAACCATTTTGTGCGCTGTCATTACTAGTTGGAGGAATCGTAGGGCTAGCAGCCGCCGCCGAGATGCAAGATATGTTTCCACTTGCACTAATTGTCTTCCTTAAAAGAGTAACAGTTCCAGTTGACGATGTTGACGCGCTGCTTGTAACCGTAAATATGTTTGCATTAGTTACTGCCGAGACCTCATAAAGACCGTCAAATGGAGCGGTTCCAGTCCCAACGGCGTAATCAATAAAGACTAAATTACCAACAATCAATCCATGACCAGTCACAGTGACTGTGACAGTAGTAGTTCCAGTTCTGGAATAAGTTCCAGTTGCATTAGTATTTGTGGTAGAATCGAAATTTGCCCACGCTCTGATTCCATAAACTGGAGCAGTTCCAGTCTGCGCTCCGTCTAGCTTAGGCGCGGTAATCGCAGCACTAGCAATGTCTGCGGCAACAATAGTCCCATCTACAATGTTAGCAGATGCGATTGTAATTGCAGTAGGTAATGCTCCAGTAGCCAGCTTTGACAAATCAATCGCTGCGGATGCGTTGATTTTTGCGTTGGTAATAGCGCCATCGAGGATTGCAGTTCCAGTTACGGCATTTGCTGCTATTTCATTGGCCGTAATATTACCCGTTGCAACCTTCATCTTGCCACCAGTTATCGCCAGGGTTCCATTGGCTAGAGCATCGGAAGTAAACTCCGTCTCGTCGATGATGTTATTCATCAACGTGCTTGTGATAACCTCGTTGGTTGCGAAAGTTTTGGTGGTATTTACTACTCCTGCCATATTATTTCTGTGAAATGATTTGTCTATTTGTCACGGAACCAGTGACTTTGATAGAAGTTATCTTAGGAGAACCGATTGTCCGTGTCAAGGTTAAGGTTCCTAGATACCCTCTAATGCCACCTAGACGAAACCTAATGTTGCCTGTTTCATCTTCAGAAGACGACCCTGTTCCAAGAACTACTCCATCAAGGAAGGTAGTTGTAGTGCCAATCTCTTGGTTGTTGTCTGGATCTTCAGCGGCAAAGGAGATGTCATATTCTCCCAAACCACCATCAACACACTGCATGGTAAGTTGGCCGTCTGTAAATCGTTTGCGGTCAAGATTACCAAGGGCATACCCCCTAGTTGTTAAGGACGAGTTGATAGAAAAGCTAGTTATGACACCACTTGAAAGCAAGGTGTCGCTAGATGACTCAAATGCTTCTAGTTCATGCAATCCACCTAGAGATGTTACCGCATAAATGCTATTTCGTTCAGCGGCACTACCAACAACAAGGTTTTTTATCAAAAAATCACTAGCTCCAAAAGTATCAATCGACTCCCACCCTTTGTTTAGGAAGTTAAAAACTAAAATTGTGTTGTTTCCAGTGGCATTATTAGCTCCTGCCGTGGAATCTAGTGCTACTGCAAGGTAGTATCTGTTATTAAACAGCACTCCAACAGCGTCTTTAGCTAGGTTCTTGTTGATTCTATCAATATATGGCTGGATGTTTTTGGAAATAGGCTCATCTGCACCACGAAGATTGTAATCATTTAGGAACTCAATGGCGTAAACTCCGTCATCGGACAAGAAGAACATAGCATTGCCTTTCATAACAACGCTTTTCCTAGCTAGACAACCTACTTCGGTGGTCAACTGCGTAACCTTGGTATCGGTTAGACTTCCAGTAGTCCCACTTATCAAGTGTAAGCTATTACGATTTAGGACAACTAGCTTGTCATCATAGAACCCCTGCATAGCTACAAGGTAGTCAGTAGTTCCACCAGTAATCCGAAACTGATTAGCAATCTGGTCGAATGTGTGGCTATCTAAAATGTCAGAAACGGAAATCTCATCGGTAATCTTCCTGTCTGTATAGGTTGGTGAGCTAAATGTGCCAGCGGGAGTGTAGTAAAACGGAACCCACAACCTACGCTGAAAGTAAACACCCCAAGGAGGGGCTGGTTGATGGATGAACCCACCACCTACACTAAACCTGCCGCCGAACTCAATCTGTTGAGATCCAGGAATACTTGCTAAATTAGCGACTGGAGCAATGAATGAAATGTTTGTATCTGTTGCACTTAGCACCTCGAACGATTGTCCAGAAATAGAACTAAATGTTGGAATGTTTGTTTCATATACAACAATTGTGTCACCAGCAATAATGGTTGTATTACCACTAACCGTTAGGCTAACAACTCCGTTTGTTACTGTTCCCGTGGTGGATACAAAAACCTGTGGCTGAGTGTATGCTCCTCCAGGCACTAAGGTAAACCCAGCTTTCAGTATTGCATTTGTAACTACAAATGTCTGCGTCTGGGATGTTGTAAAAGTATATGTAAATACATCCTTATCAGTAATAGACACAACATCAAACGTGCCATTAGCTGGTGTTCCTCCAGTCAGACCGCTAACAATAATTTCATCTCCTACTTTTAAACCATGGTCTTTAATCCTCATGGTTACAGTGAACGCACTAGAACTAGCACTCTCGATCTGCCGTCCATTAGGGAACCATTCAAACGCTTGGAATCCATCACGGAACAAATACACACGATCAAACGCTTGTATCATATCGGTGTCTCCAGATACTGACTGACCTTCAGGGTATTCAATGTCCTGCGTAGTATAGCCATTCAGATTAACTAAGATTGCCTTAGTATCCAATGCCAACACCACGCTCTCAGCATTACTAGAGTTTGGATCGCTGAATAAGCAAGATGCTCTGACGTTTACGTTAGCAGCGTCATTGATTGGAGTAGTTGACAGTGTGCCAGTCGATGCACCTAAGACAGTCAACCCAGGCACGGAATAGCTCAATGTGGTTGAACTAAGCACAGTCATGGAGAAATCACCATTGATCACCGTATTGGCAGGAGTTGTGGCACCAGCTAGCCCAGTAACTCGCGCTAATGCCGTCTGACCCACAGTCAATCCATGAGCTACTGAGGTAGTAATCGTGATAACGCCAGAAGAAACAGTAGCAGAGCTAATAGTCTTAGATGCAGAGGTAAGAACCTCAGAAGTGGCGTCTGTCGTATACGTCCCAGATCCGCCAACAAGTGGGTAGGTGATGCTTGTTAGACTTGCCGTAGTCGCAATAAACGAATTGTTTGGATTCGTCCCAGTAGTGTAGATAATCCCACTGGTGCTAAACGCTGAACCATTTGTCAATCCATGAGCCGATGCTGTTGTCAGCGTTACCACATTGCTGGTCACAGATGCAGCAGTAATTGCAACGCTAGTTCCAATCAGAAAGAATGGCAACTGCAACGGACTACCACCACTGGTTAATGTTTCAGTCCGTGCTACCACTCCTTTCCTCGGCTTCCAATATCCTTCCATCCGTCCATTTAACGACTCTCTCACCTCACCAACTTCTAGCTGGTTTAATTGTAGTCGCTGGTTGACACTCAGGAATCCACCATCCCCATCAGAGGATTGTCCTTCATCCATTGCACTACCACTCTGTGCAAACTGACTCATTACTTGGAATAAGCAATAGCCAAACCGCTAGTCAACGTAACCGTCTCAATCTTGCCACCAATACCAACTCCCGCAGGAATCGTAATACTCGCAATGTCGGAACTGTTTGTCAAATTCGACGCAGTAAATGTGGTGAACACGCAGTTGGTAAGGCATTGCACCCACCTAACATTCGTCGCAGTGTCTCCACCATTCAATACCACGCCTCCACCTTGGCCTTGCAAATCGTAACTAACTGGACTGCTCATGCACACTTGTATCATTTGGGGGTGGACTGTCAAGCACTTTCGCCATTTGGGCATTTTTTGGGAGGGTGGGTGATCCAATAGATATGTCCAAGCCCACGCGCACGCGATCCCCGCCCCCCGTCATCGCATCGCATGAAACGTACGCTTGATTGAAACGTCCGCTTGCATAGTCCGGTCCGGTTGACCTGGCAATGCTGGCAATTGAAACGGTCGCTTGAAACGGTCGCTTGCGTGACCTAGTCCGGTGGTGGTGGTCCGGTGGTGGTCCGGTGGTGACCTGGTGGTGGTCCGGTCCGGTGGCTAAAAAAGGTTTTGTTATGTCACATTTTTTTATTGACAGCAATTCGCCTGGCGTTATAATTGAATAAGACAAGAGCGAGAGCGAACGTGCAAGAGTAGCAGTGACCATTGCAGACAAGGGGCGACTGTTTGCGATTGTTTTTTAGAGAGAGTGAATATATCCCCACAGCATGATTGCCTGGCATGATTCCAGCCGTGATTCTCAACCGTGATTCCCTAGCGTGATTCTATGCCTTGCGTTGCTTTCCTCTCGAGAAATCCGCTTCCCTGGCAATTATGGCGAAAAAATAATGACTCGCAATGCCTTATAAAATAAGGAAAAAACAATCTTGTCGAAAAAAAGTAAAAAAACTTGTCGACAATCACTCATTGCTTGCTACTTTCGCTGTGTCGCAAGTAACCAGCGACGAACGAGCCAAGCCTAACCAAACTAATAAAATGAAAAAAATTGTAAAATATGTTACATCTGAAATTGACGAGCAAAACCGTCAATTTATCTGGACGCTATTCAGCGATGGCAGCGCACAAAGTTGTGAAGTTGCCCGCCACCTAAATCATGCTTGCAGCGCGACGGCAACCTGGCGCGAAGATCACGCTGTAAACTCTGAAATGGCTAGACTGATTGCAGCTATGCCATAATCACCAACACACACACACACACACAATATGAAAACACAAACTCCAAGTAAAACAAAGGCAAAGAAATCAAATAGTTATATCATACACCAGGGAATCGTAAACGGTCAAAAATTCGTTGCGGTCGCATCCGGCTTTGACCGTGCAAGCGACAACCGAAAAACCGGAGATATGATCCAAATATGGTTCATCCTCGAGGGGATGAATCCGGTTGCAGTGGTCAAATCCGGTTTAGATGCTGCGACCATTTGT